GGGGCGGAACACCCTGTTCCGCGACCGGCTGACCTCGTAGGGGGTTCATCCCGTCCCCCGGTGGGGTAGAAGGAACAGGCGCTACTGCCTCGGAGGATGAGCCATGAGTGACCCCGCGAAGAAGGCCCTGGAAGACACGATCAGGAACCTCACCGCCCACCTGCGCGTGACCAAGGTGGTCTGCACCCGCTCCGTCAAGGGGCGGCAGGGCGACAACTACGTGGGCTTCTCGGCCGCGTGGGACTCGACGCAGGACGACGCGGGTGGCGCGGCCGACCTGTCCGGCGCGCAGGGCGAGAAGGACACCCGGCTCGCCGCCGCGCAGGGCATGACCCTCGGGGAGGCCCGCATGGCCGCCCTCGTCCTCGGGATGCAGGCCGACCTGTCCGCGCACGACCACGCGATGGCGGGCTGCAACCTCCCCCCGGAACAGCACTCCGGCGCGACGCAGGCCATCAAGCACAACTACATGAAGTTGATGGCCGAGCGCCTCGCCAAGACGGAGGCCCAGCAGGCCAAGGCGGCGGAGGGCGGGAATGGCTGACCCCACCGACACCGCGTCCGGTGTCCCGGCGTTCACGCAGGAGGACGCCGACCGCATCTACAGCGAGTTGGTGGCCCTCCAAGTGGACCTCGACGCCGACCCTCTGGCCTACGGCCCGAAGCGGCTGAACGGGAAGGTGTCCGAAGTCCGCATGATGCTCTCCCGGTGCGAGCGGCTGTACCTCGACATCAGCCAGAAGTTGCACGCGGTGCGTCGCGCCCGCCGCCGGGCCGAGACCGACCTCGACCTGTCCAAGAAGAACCTGTTCGCCAACGACCCGGAGACGCGGGCCGGGCGCTCCGTCGGGGACCGGGAGGCCATCGCCACGGGGAAGTTGCTGGAGAAGGTCCACCTCTCCCACGATCTGGAGGTGTCCGAGACCGACCTCGAAGCCGTGCTGACGGTGGTGAAGGCCAAGCGGACCGACCTGAAGGACACGGAGGGTCGTCTGCGGGACCAGATCCGGCTCTGCGCGGAGGAGATCGGTCTCGGGGCGCGCTGGGGCTCGAAGGTGCCCCACCCGACCGTGGACCTGTCCCACTCCCCGGCCAACGACATCCAGCCCGCCCTCGACGCCATCGCACGCCTCGAAGGCGAGTTCGCCCTGCCCCAGTTGGCCGAGGAGGAGGCGGCTGCCGAGCCCACCCCCTTCCAACCAGCGGACGAGGAGGAGGCCCTTCTGGGGTCAGACGTGGCGGCCCACGCGCTCCCGCTGGCGGAGGAACCGACCCCCCGGCCGGTCGTGGTGCCCCCGCCCGCCGACCCGGACCTGACGCAGGCGCTCCCTTCCACGGCCGACGGCGCGGACGTGGACGCCTTCCTCTCGGGCGGGGACGTGGCCCCGGCCACGAAGCCCCCGAAGTCCCATGACGTTGCGGCTGCGTCGTTCGACAACCTCGACACCATCCTCGACGGATTCGAGCAGCCGTAGGGGGTTCACCCCAGACCGACCCGGAGTAGTACCCAAAGACGGTACGGCCCACGCATTGAGGCAACGGGCAAGAAGTGACCGTCTGGCAACACTTTGGAGGATCACGACCATGAGCACCACGACGAACCAGGGCCAGAACAGCGACTTCAAGGACTTCACGTTCGGAGAGGGCGACGAGGGCATCGGGCGGAAGGAGATCCGCGCCTCGTTCGAGGGCGGGCGGACCTACCGCGTCTCGATGCTGAACTTCCCGGGTCTGGCCGACGGCACCCCCGACCTGACCCAGAAGCCCCGCTTCACGGCCGCCGACACGATCTACATCCAGAACGTCGGGTACATCATCGCCAAGGGGCCGGAGTACGCGAAGTTCGCGCAGGACGGCATCAAGACGCGCGTCGGCACCGTGATCGTGGTGTGGCCGACGGACAAGGCCGGGGAACTGGCGAAGGATCGCCTGAAGGAGGCCGAGGCGTTCGCGTGGATGATGACCGGCGACCGCTACAGCCAGATCCTGAACGTCGCCAAGGAGTGGCCGCTCGGGCAGCACGACCTGCTGCTGGCCTGCACGAAGAAGGGCAAGGGCGTGGCGATGAGCCCCTCCCCGTGCAAGGAGAACCTGTTCGCGGTCCTGTGGGCCAAGAAGGACAGCGACCCCCGCGTGAAGGCCCTGATCGACAAGGTCATCATGGAGGCCCAGCAGATCATCCCGCAGATCCCGCGCGAGATCGGCCGCCCGATGACCGTGCAGCAGATCCGGGACAAGATCGCCCCCGCGGGCGGCGGCGACACCACCGGGGGGGCGGCCCCCGACTCGGACGTGCCGGACACGGCGGCCTCGCAGGCCGAGACGGACGCGCTCGTGGACAACATCCTCGGCTGACCCCCAAGTCCGGGGAGCGCTCGGAGGCGGTTGAATGCTGGTCCTCGGCTTCGACCCCTCCTTGACGAACTTCGGCTGGGCCTTGCACGATGACCTCGTGCAAGGCCCAGCCCGGTGCGTCGAGCGGGGGCGCTTCCAGACATCTGCCAAGACCCTGTTCACCGACCGCTACGTCGAGATGCGGGAGAACGTCCGCTCGCTGGTCGAGCGCTGCGGCGTCCAGTACGGCCTGACCCGGGTCGGGGTCGAGTACCCGGTCTTCAAGGACTTGTACTCGGAGGGCATGTACGGCCTGTTCCTCTACACCTCCGAGGCCCTCCGCGCCGCGAAGGTGGACGTGGCCTTCTTCTCCCCCGGCCAGACCAAGGAGCACGCCAAGGCGTTCCTCCGGCGTCCCACCGGGTGGAGGATGGACAAGCCCGACATGGTCGAGGCCGCCAAGAAGGACTGCGGTGGCAAGGGGGCGTGGAACCACAACGAGGCCGACGCCTACTGGGCGGCGAGGACCGCCGCCCGATTCTGGGCGTTGCTCGACGGCCGCATCCGGCAAGAAGACCTGACCCCATCCGAGGCCCGGCAGTTCACGGCCATCCACACCTTCGTGAAGGGGAGGAGGGCTGGCCAGACCGAGGAGCGGGGTATTCTCTACCGTGAGGACGAGCGGTTCTTCCGTTGGACCCTAGAGGAGGATTGAGATGCCCGCACCGAAGAAGCCTGAGCCGAAGACCCAGACGAAAGCCCCGGCCCCGGCGGCCAAGCCCGCGCTGGGGGTTCTCCAGCAGATGACGGCAGTGCTGAAGAAGGCCATGCCCGACATGGACTGCCGGGTGGAGTTGGACGAGAACTCCTTCCGCACGCCCCGCCCGCACCTCCCGTCGGGCTCCCTCATCATCGACTACCTGATCGGCGGACGCCCGAACCGCTTCGGCGTGTCCCCGTGCCCCGGCCTCCCGAAGGGGAAGTTGGTCAACCTGTACGGCACCGAGTCGTCCGGGAAGTCCACGCTGGCCCTGACGGCGGCGTCCCGCACCATCGCGCAGGGGGGCTCGGTGGTGTACATCGACTGGGAGCACGCCGTGGACACGACCTACGCGAAGATCCTCGGCATCCCCATCGAGGACGACTCCCGGTTCCACCTCTACCAGCCCCGGACGCTGGAGGAGGGCCTGTCGATCCTGTTCACGGCGGCGAAACTCGGCGCGGCCCTCATCGTCGTGGACTCCATTGGGTCCACGGTCCCGGCCGCCGTGCTGGAGCAGTCCATCGCGGAGCAGGGGCAGGCCGGGCGCGTGGGGGCCATCGCGGGCGCGTGGTCCAACTTCCTCCCGAAGTTGCGCGGCATCATCGGGGAGTCCGGCTCCTGCGTGATCGGCATCTCGCAGTTGCGGATGGCCGTCAACACGGGTGGCCAGTCGCACGGCGGGCCGAAGAAGATCCAGCAGGGCGGCGAGGCGTGGAAGTTCCAGAGCGACGTGCGCCTCAACCTCCGCATCATCGCCACCGAGAAGTCCTACGCCTACGACCCCCTGATGCACACGAAGCAGGACTCGGCCTCCGGGTCGGTCGTCATGGCCCACATCGACAAGTGCCGCATCGCCGCCTCCCAGCATCAGGAGGCGAAGTTGTACCTGCGGTACGGCGAGGGGATCGATGACGTGCGCTCCATCGTGGA